AAAAACTTTGTCGCCAATCTCAAGATCCCCAATTGTTGCCCATCCCTCTGGAGTAGGCACCGGGGTATTAAGAGGCAATGGTTTGCCTTCCGGATTGTTTTTATGCACGGAGGTGCGAAACAAGAGGCACTTTTTGATGGGCAAGAATCGAGGGATATAGTGAGGCGGGGCGCACTGCTCAGCACCCAAGATAGTGCCATCATCGGCTAGTACCCAGCGCTGAATGGTATCTTGGCTTCGGCTTGGGAGGCGCCGCCACCCTATCATCCCATCGGCATGTTTCGAGCGCATCGATTCTACGGGGGCATCACCGCAGCGTCGCTTGTACACAATCTCGTGAAGGCTAAACCCATATTGAAGCATTGAGAATATCTCGCTCATCGTATCCATGAGCGACGTATCTAAATCATCGAGGCAACTCGAAACGAAGGCTGCCGTCTCCATATCAAACTCTTCGGTGCTCGCGGACTGCACTTCCCACTTCACCGTGCGGAGCATCGAATCGATGATGTTGAGGGCGCTGCCGATGATAGGGTCATCATCGCCCATCTCTTTGTAGGTGGCCGTGCCGCGCCGGCCCTGGAGCTTCGGCATCCGCTCTTCATGGATGTATCCCGAAGACTGGTGGAGGCCAGAGCTCCCAAGGCTCCGAAGGTCCACATAGGCCCGAGAGCCCATATCGATAGGTGCGGCGTTGTTTGTACCCTCAGCCATGCATGAGCTCCCCGGTTAGGAGCCATCCTAGCCTAATTCCCAGCTCTATATCCATTGCTTTGCCGGAGATGCCCCTATGTAAAGCCTCTCTTCTTCTCTAGTGAGATTGGCGCCATTCCCTTGTAATCGAGCTTTTTGCGCCCGGACAATTGTTGAAGGGCTTGAGAGGTGGCGTCGATTTGATCATCATTGGCGCCATTGGGGAAGTATTGCCACTCTTGGAGATAATCAGCCACCCAAGGGGTGGTAGCAGGATCGGGCAGATAGACGTTGCCGGCCTCAATGAGGGGGCTGACACTTTCGGCTCGGGCCATCTTGGTGCCATGCGGCTCCACGGGCACGATGCCGCTGATACGCTCTCGGAGGCTATTGATGAGGGCTGCCCCGTTCGCCTTCTTCTCTACCCACTTGGCCCGGCACTGAGGCCATTTGGAGGCGAGTGCTGAGAATCGCGCACACTGAACAGTGAAGCCCATCTTTGCCCGAATCTGATCCACGAGGTAGAAGGAGGCGCCCTTGCGGGCCCAAATCTGCATCACGCAATAATCCTCCTTCTCTGCATCCCCAAAAGTGAGATCGCACGAGATGGCCCACATATCGGGATTATCGGGAAGGGCTCGGTAGTAGCGCCACCATTGGCTCTGTACGACGTGGCCCTCCAACGGTGCGGGCCGTTGTTGATACATTGCCGCAAAGAGCCTTGATCCCATGGTGCGTTTAGTGCGTTGGAGCTTGCGCTCATCAAACCGTTCGGGCCAGAGGGCCTCCCCTTCTTTGCGAGGATCGCCCGGAGCCGGCGGCACGTCGAGCAAGGCCGGCAGAGAGAGCACGTAGAATTGCTCTGCATCTGGATCGCTCAAAGCTTGTTGCTGTAGCAGCCCCGAAAGATCGTTCGTACGCCACCGGGTTTGGATCACAATCTGAATTGCAGATTTGCTGAGGCGCGTGTAGAGCGTTGATTTGTACCACTCCCATATGGCGGCCCGAGTAACCGGGCTAGCTGCTTCCAATTCATTTTTATGCGGATCGTCGATCAGAGCAAGGTCTGCCCCCATCCCAGTTATTCCCCCCCCGATTCCGGCACTACGATATCCGCCGCGATGGCCCACGATCTCGAAAATATCTGAGTTGCGCAGATAATTGCCCGTGGCGACCGTACGAACGTTGCTAGCGTTTAGATTTGTATCGGGGAATAATTCCGCATACCGGGGCTCATCGATAATACGCTGCACATCTCGATTTATAAGCGATGCCAGATCTGCCCCATAAGAGCACGCAATCACACGCAAATCTGGATTTAAGCCGAAGGCGAATGCCGGTAGGCGCCGGCTAATAAGCTCTGTCTTGCCGTGGCGAGGGCCCATCGATACCATCAAATTACGCAAAGGAAGATCTAGCATGCCGGGCGAGGTCATGCCGCAATACATCCCCATTTCGTCAGGGGACTTAATTCGCCTCGCAATCTCATCATCCGTGAGCCCGAATTGATGTAAGAGCGCCCTGACAGTATCTCCACGCAAAGCAGCATTCACGGCTTAGCACACTCGGCGGTGATGCCAGCTTACCTCAAAATCAGGCATCGTGTATTTGGTAAATGCGAGTAAGCCTTTGCGAGCTCTGCGCAAAGCCGCAAGCTTCTCTAGCTCTAGCATCTCCACAAGCGGACCGTTTTCTCTGGCAGTATTCATGGCCATCTAATTATCTGCGCGGGTCCCCGGCGGCGCAGTATGCTCGGTGACGGTATGAATACCGATGTTGTGTGAGCTCAGCATAAACTCGTTGTGGGCAATAAAGAGAGACCATAAGTCTTCGCCATCCTCGGGGCTGAAGACGATAGGCTGCTTATCTCCTACGTCGATAGTAAATTTGCCATCCTCAAGGTAGGTGAGGCGCACGTTGCCCACGACGTATTGCACGCGGCCTAGGCCCTCAGTGCACGTAATCTGACGGCTGCTCGTGCCGCTACTCATGGGTGGCGCGCTCTCTTGTGCCTATGATGATACGGCCAAAGGGTAGTTGCTCTTGCGGCATCTGAAGCTCTACCTCCGGGCGGAAGGGCCCATCAACGCGGCAGTATTTACACTCAGAGAAATGGTGCTCAAAAGTGGGAATGACGAATCTACACCATTTGCAGCGTTTAAGCTCAGCCATAGGCCACCTCGGGGAATGCGTCCAGCGTTCGGTGCGGCGCTCGCGTAACGGCACCGCAGAGAGGGCAAGCCTTGGCCTCCAGGCTGCGAGGCGTGACGTACTTATAATCGCAGTTGGTGCACTCCATGGGAGCGCCATCGGTGCGAGGGCCGTCATGATAAGCAAGGTAATCGGGCCGCGTATCGATACCTTCGAGCCTCTTAAGCCTGGGCTTACGCGCCATTGAGTGCCAACCGATATATGCCGGGCTCCATCTCGCTGCCATCCCACTTGTCTAGGATTTTATCGAGGGCATCAATGATACCCACGAGGTCTCCCATGGCAACGTAGGCGGGGGCCGTTCGCCCGCGAGCGGCGCCGATAATGATACCGTTGCTGTCTACGCGCACCGAGATACTGCTCTTTTCTTCGTCAGTCATCACCCACCTCAATTCTGCTTTTGCGAAGCGCCTCGCAACGCTGCTCAATCTCCTCAACCGTCATCTTCGCGCGTACGCTGATAGCATCGCCATCGGGGCCAGAGTGCTCGATGCGCTCCTTCACCTTGCCCACAATGCGGTTGAGCACGGCATTAAAGATGGCCGGATCTCCCTCGATCATAGAGTGGCGCACGAGCTTGGCGATCCACTTTTGCATGATGGAGGAGCCATCATTGTGGATGATATCGTCTAGGGCCGTCTCGGAGCCGCCGAGGAGCACGCTGCCAATATCGGCAATCTGCTCATTCGTCATGCGCGTAATCTTGGAGAGCGTGGCAGCCTTGGCGCTAGAGCCCTTGGGGTTGCCGCTCTTGCCCTTGGCGAAACGTACGCCGCCCTTGCCCGTTGGATTGTTAGCCGGCATCTTTGGCTCCTAACTCTGCCCTAACTCTGCCCACTATATGCTACCTTTCATGCGGATGATATTATCACCACTGAGGCGCGCCTTGAGCTCATTGCTGCGCATCTCAAATTCGGCCTGGCGGAGCTTGGCCTGTCTGCGATTTTTCGCATGTTTCAAGAGGTGTCTAGCGCCGGAGCCCAAGCATAAGGTGGCCAATAGGAGGAGAGCCGAGGCCAGGGCCACGTGCATCTGCCGGGCCGCAGCCCAGAGGCCCATATCGAGCGCATCACCCAAGGTCATGGATTGTCGCTCTTCAACTCTTCGGGCATCTCGGGGATCGGCGCCATCGTGTAAACCTCGAGCTCGTAGGTGAGTGGGGGCCTAGAGTAATGGCTGCGCACGTTGTTAATGCCGCTGAGCTTGAAGGGGTGGTTAGCGAGCATCCTTACATCCTGATTCGGCACGGGAAGATCAAGGCCATCGGTACGCCACACTTTGAGGCAAAAGCCCGGCATGGCCCGGCTCACGAGAAGAAAGGGCTCATCGGGGCGCGCGGGATCCCACGTGCTGCTTTGGGTGAGCGAGAGGGGCTTAATCACTATCGGCTCCTAGGAGGCACCACTTGCATGAGCAGTTGGGGCAGCGGAACTGCCTACCTACCCATGGAGGGTGCGGGATGTGGTGCTCGGGCTTGGGCTTCTCGGGCGCGCGCGTGGGAGGCCACACCAAGAGGTAGACGGCAGCTAGGATGGCGAGCGTGCAGCCAACCGTTTGGGCCAAGCCAATGAGCGAGTGATCCATGGCCATCGCATATCAACCTTGCGTGGGTCTATGCCAACGCGGCGCGTGATTGTGCCGTTCTAGAAATGATCATAACGTATCTAAATGCCCCATCCTACCATTTTAAGCGTGTTTCGCTCACTTTCGCTTAGCTTCATTTTGCTCGTTTGCGGCTGTCCGCGCAGCGGGGATTTGATGCGCATCTACGGATATACGGAGCTTCAACCTCCATCTAACCTGCTCGGGCCCGGGGCCTTGGTGGCGATCCTGTCTAGGGATCCCTTCCAAGCGGCTATAGTGTGTGGGCCCGAGGCCTCGCTTGGGCCGGGGCTTCAGCTTGTGCGGAGCAACACGTCTTCGAGCACCCTCAAAAAGCTTAGTAAGAGCTCCTTCCAACTCGATGCCGGGTTCATGGATCTACTTCGGGCCAACGGGCAAATGGAGGCGGTTGGCAGCATCACGGCCAAACTAAGTAACGCCACTATTATGGAGGTGCGCGATGAGGATGTATTACGGGGGCTGCATCTTCGGAGCCATGCGTGCTCAGAGGCGGTGAGGCACCGCTTGGAGGCCGGCTACACCATTACGATGATTAGCTCCGGTCTCGTAGGCGACGTGACCTATTCTGTGAATTGGGAGCACAAGCTTGGCTCTGAGCTCAGCAAAAGCGAGAAGATCGACGTGCTCGAAGGGTTGGCTCTCACCCTCGGAGCCTCGGAGGTAGATACATCCTCCTCTGAGATCCATAGCACCGGGCTCGTGTGGGGCATCCGTGATGACGCCTATTTGAGCGCCTTATCGATTCCCAATTTGGATGAGACGGCCTTCGAGCGAGGCACGCGGCATATCCCCGTGGAGAGCGTGGCCAAAGTGAAGCCTGCCGTGGCCGGTACCGTGCTGCCGTCGG